ATCCAATAATTGGAATACAAGATGTTTTACCAATTAGTCGAGCACTTTCTTCAAACGATATGTTTTCGGTTGAATATCAGTTTAATCTAAATGAACTTCCAAGTGTTCTTCAGGGTGCTGGTGGATTGTCCTATTTTGCATCTACTAAACAGAATCTTTCTCTTTTGAATCAAATGTTTTCAAGTGGAACATCACGACAAATGAGGTTTAATCGAATGACAGATAAACTTCATCTGGACATGGATTGGGATAACGCAGTTGATATAGGTGATTGGATCATAGTTCAATGTTACAAAAAGATTGATGGCGCAACTTATACAGAAATATATAACGATATCTTTTTGAAAAAATATACGATTGCGTTATTTAAGAAACAATGGGGTCAAAATTTAATCAAGTTTGAAGGAATGCAATTGCCAGGTGGTGCGACATTGAATGGAAGACAAATTTATGATGATGGAAACACAGAACTAGAACGACTTGACGAGGAATTGCAACTGAAATATCAGTCGCCCGATAACTTTTATGTAGGATAATCGAATGGCTACAAATTCATATTTTCGTAATTTTGATGCGAGAAATGACCAAGAACTCCTGCATTCAATAGTTTCTGAATCAGTTAAGATTCATGGTTATGATGTAAATTATATTCCTAGAACATTGGTCAACGAAGATACAATTCTTGGTGAAGATTCTATTTCTGAATACAAGGATGCATATTCGGTTGAAATGTACATCAAATCGGTTGATGGATTTGAGGGTGAAGGTGATCTGGTTTCTAAGTTTGGTTTAGAAGTTCGTGACCAAATCATATTTTCACTTGCAAGACGAGCATGGGAAGGTTTGGATATAGGAACTCGACCAAAAGAAGGTGATCTCATCTATTTTGGTTTGACCAGTAAACTCTTCCAAATTATGTTTGTTGAACATGAACTGCCGTTTTATCAAGCGGGCGCACTCCCAACATTTGATCTAACTTGTGAACTCTTTACTTATTCTGAAGAAGCCCTTGATACTGGAATAGATACAATTGATGATATTGAACGAAAACAATCCTTTGTTCGTACATTTGAACTGTCTGGAACTTCAGGAACGTTTACTGTAGGAGAAACAGTTACAGGTGGAACTTCGGCAATTACTGGTGAAGTTGCAAGGTGGGATTCTGCAACAAGTTACTTGTATCTCATCAATATGACTGGCACATTTACGTTGACAGAAATTATCACAGGTGCAACAAGTTTGGCCACTGGAACCTATGCAACTAAGATTACAACCGATGAAACTACCGAAACATTACAGACAATTGATGATTCGACATCTGATAAAGCAAGTAGTAACAAACAGTTTGAGATTGATGCAGATTCCGTCTTTGACTTTTCTGAATCAAATCCATTTGGAGATAATCCGTAATGTTTGGAACATATTTTTATCACCAGACCTCAAGAAAGATGGTGGTTGCGTTTGGTTCGTTATTTAATACTATTGAAGTCCGAAGAACTGATAGTAGTGATGCAGTAACCGAAGTTATCAAAATTCCTCTTTCGTATGGCCCCAAAGACAAAATGTTGGTTAGGATCAGTCAAGATCCGAACTTGAACCCAAAAGTGGCACTTACTGTTCCACGAATGGGATTTGAGTTGACTTCAATGTCTTATGATGGTGTAAGGAAACTCAATACGGTAGGACGAAATGTCAAAAAAGGAACCACAGGACTCAAGAAACAATACAATCCTGTACCTTATAATTGGGATTTTTCTCTTTATGTGTTTGTAAAGAATGCAGAAGATGGAACACAAATCCTAGAACAGATTCTTCCATTTTTTACACCAGATTTCACAGTAACAATGACCTTAGTTTCTGGTATGTCAGAAAAACGAGACATACCACTTGTTTTAAATTCTGTTACAAGTGAAGACAGTTATGAGGGAGATTTTGCAACTAGGCGATCTATTATTTGGACATTATCTTTTATTATGAAAGGGTTTTTATATCCATCTGTTACAGATAATGCAAAAGTTATTACTTCTTCAGTTGTAGATACGCATATTATGTCTGCGGCTACAGCTGCAGATCCGATATATATTGTTGCAGAGGATAGTACACCATACGCAAGAAATTATATGATTTTAGATAAACATGAAATAGATGATGCAACACGAATAAGAATATTGTCGGAAGCATCAGAAAATGCATCTTCTGCTGGACAAACAGTTAGTAGAACAACTGTTGAACCAACATCTACTGGTGCTTTAACAGATGATGATTTTGGATTTAGTGAAACCTTTGAATTTTTTCCACATGGGGAAACACACGATCCAGTAGCCGGAACTGATAGTTAATGAAAAATGTTGATAAAGTAGTCGAGAATAGGATTGAAAAACATCTTGATCTCGTTGAACATAATAAAACATATTATACAGAAGCCGGAGTTCTAAATACTTCGGTGGATCTTCCTGCCACAATAGTAGATGGAGAAGAAAAAGATACAGATTTTCGATATGCTCGAGAAAATATGTACCACATCATTGAACGTGGTAGAGATGCAATGGAAGAACTTTTAGAGATTGCAAAAGCAGAAGAATCTCCTAGAGCATTTGAGGTGTTTGGTCAATTGCTAAAAAATATGACCGATACACAAGAAAAATTGATGGAATTGCATCAAAAAAAACAGAAATTGGAAAACGATGGAGAACGACAGGAAGTTACAAAGGCACAAAACGTAACCAATGCATTATTCGTTGGTAGTACCGCCGAATTATTGAAATTAGTTAAGAGAGAGACAAAATAAAATGATTGATATATTTAATACTTCTGAATTGATGATGCTGGGGTTAGTATTTTTTTCCTCATTTTGGATATTTCTGTTTAATTACAGACAGGATAATAAAGACAAGTATAGTGGCCATGCATGGTTGATTTTACTTGATTTAGTTATTAATATGGGAATGTCAGCAACTGGATATTTGTTGATTTCTATTGTGTTTACAAACGTTCCACAACTTGCGGCCTATGAAAGTTATCGATACCCTGTTGGTTATCTTTTTGGATTGACATCTAATGTGAGCATACCGATTGTTCTCAAATGGTTTCAACAACAAATAACCAAGAAGTTAAACGAAGCAGGAAAGAAGTGAGGTAATTATGGCTGATAAAAAAATTGCAAACGGTAAAGATGAAAAAATATTACAACATGATATTGAAGAAATAGATAAAAAGGTTGAAGAAGTTCAACAAATGGAACTTTCTGCTAAAGACCAAATAGTTGCAAGTAAATCATTTATCTATGTTATTATTGCACTTCTTATATACTTAACCTTTTTGGTTATTCCAGATATAGAAGAAAAAGTTACATGGATGGAAAAGGATCTCAACTCTGTATTAGTTCAATCAGAACGATTTAAAAAATCAACCAGAGTTTTTGCAAAGGATAATCAATGTGCATCGTGCCACTTGAGTCCAGATTATCTTCTTCACAATCTCTTAATGAAATATCCAAGTTTTTCTGATATTAAAGCATTCATGTCGGTTGGTCATCAACGATATTATACTATGACCTCCCCGATTGCTGATGAAGAATTGTTGGCAATATATCGGGCATTACAATGATTATGGTAGGTAAAGTTATTGTATCTATAATTTGGGTATTCTGGATATTTGTAATAGATTCTACTGCTGAAGGAAATCCTTCTGATCTGACAAAATCAGTAGATGTTATAAAAGAAGAATATAATCCAACATATAGTTCAACATTCAATCGTGTAAAAGAAAGAGGAAATGTCATTTGTGGAACCAATGATGAATTTCCCGGCTTTTCTCAGGAATCGTGGAGTCATGAAGATGGTGATAAATGGAAAGGTTTTGATGTTGATATTTGTCGTGCAGTTGCAGCCGCAATGTTCGGTGATGCAGATGCAATCGAATTTACTATAGTCAATGGAAAGACACGATTTGAATTTTTGATAGATGGTTCTATAGATGTTCTTTCTGCAACAACCACATTTACATTTACGAGGAATGTTGCAAAGAAACTAGAATTCCTACCCACAACCTATTACGATGGTCAAGGATTCATTGTACGGAAAACTCTTGGAGTATCATCTGCAAAACAGATGGAAGGTGCAAGGATATGTTTTAGTGGTAGTGGAACAGCTGCAAAGAACATTGCAGACTATATGGAATTACATGGTATAAATTATATCCCTGTCGCAGTAAAACCTACCGAAAAAACAAAGAACGTATATAAAAGGGGTGACTGTGATATGTATGGTACTGACAGGTCTGGTCTTGCATCGAACAGATTAAGTTTTAATGATCCTGACCGCCACATGATACTTCCAGAGATTATCTCAAAGGAACCATTGGGGCCAGTAGTAAAGTATGGAGATCAGAAATGGTCAGATGTTGTTCGATGGACAGTATATGTTTTGTTTATTGCAGAAGAAATGGGTATTAATTCAAAGAACATAGATAGTTTCAAGAATCACATAGACCCAAATATTCAAAGATTTATGGGTGAATTGAATGGGAAAGATCATCCACATCTTGGTGCAAAACTTGGATTAAGTGCAACTTGGTCTTATGATATAATCAAACAAGTTGGAAATTACAAAGAAATATATGAACGAAACGTGGGAGAAAATACTCCATTGGGATTGCAACGAGGATTGAATCGATTATATAATAAGGGAGGATTATTGTACGCCCCACCACTAAAATGAGGATATGGTGTGGAAAAGAAAGAACGTAATCATTTTTCTAGAGTACCAGAAGATCGTACTGCGGTAGATAATATTCTGCGAATCAATCACGGCAATCAGATGAGATTGGGGTTGATGGCAGATGCAAAAGCCAATATAATGATCACGGTTGCATCTATTGTATTTTCTATAACGATTGCAAATCTTGATAATGAATTGATGAAATGGCCTCTACTGACATTTGCAT